TAAACGTAGCCGCACCAGCCGCTGACATATCTAGTGTCAGGGCTGTGATTGTTGAGCCGCCATCGTTGCCTTGGATTAAAACGTCACCATCTGATATGGGGTTTTTAATTCTAAAGTTGTTACCATCTTTATCTAATTCACTAAAGATTGTACCACCGTCTTTAAGGACAATGTCAGCACCATCAGCATCAAGGATGATGTCTCCAGCCGCATCAAGCACCATATCACCAGAAGACAACGCAATCGTAGTGCCATCAATGTTGAAGTTATCAATGTCTATGCCAGCGTCTGCGGTTATTTTTCCTGTAGCTCCCATTGTGCCAACTACTGCAATGTTCGTAGCAGTTAATTCTATTGTGTCTGTTGCTGCAATATCAAGGACTGTAGCACTAGCACCTTGTATGAATTGACTTGCATCATTAAAGCATAATTTATTAGTGCTATTAAGAGTTAATCCTGTTCCATCTGTGTGCGTTAAAGTGGTATCTGTATCTGCACCAAAACCAAGAACAGCGGAGTCTGAATTTAAAGTAAGATCATCACCAACCAACATGTCTCCAGCGTTTGTAAGAGCCGCAGTTTTAGTTGTACCCGCTAGATTAAGATCTGTTAAAACATCGTAGACCACGGCACCAGAGCCACCGCCATCCGTTGCAATCATCTTTGTTTCACCCGCTAGGATCGCAACATTAGCACCACTTCCTTGTGTGAAAGTTAAAGTATAACTTGTAGCGTTTTCCATAATCCAAACTTTAGAAGATGTATTAGGTAAAATTGTTACTGTACAGGCTTGACCACCACCAGTAAGTTTAAGAGCCATGCTCCGATCTGCGTCCGAGGCACCATCAGCTATGGTTATATTATCTGTTGAGGCGTTAGCAATTGCTCGTGTCCCCCAACCGAAAGCTTGCCCAATTAATTCTAAGTTTGTGTTTGTTGTTGTGCCCCATGTTCCCGATTGATCGCCAGTAGCCATCTCGTTAAGTCTGAGGTTATTTACATATGTGCTTGCCATTGTGTGTTCCTTATGCCGCTATTTCGGTCCAATCAGGTGTTGTTGAGGAGGGGACTATTTTACCCCATACGTTTTCTTCTCCAATAAACCCAGTGCCTGTAACTCCTATTAATGTTACCACACAAGATGCTTGTATGTCTATAGTGCCTAATGCAGAAGTTCCAGAAACCCCCGTTGGCGATATTATTGATGTGTGTTCTGTCGTTACTGTTCCAAGAGCCGAAGTCATAGCAGGGACATTTGTAACGGGAGCACCTGTAGTAGATAGTATGTTATATACGAAAGGTGTATTCGCTGTTCCACCCATGCCACTATGATTTGTACAATAGTAATATAAAGTTGGAGCAAACTCTGGCACAGTTATCTCTGTATACGCACCCGCTTGACCAGGAGTTCCATTCACCGTTACTCCAGTGGTGTATTCCGAGCCTCCACCGTGTGATCCATTAGACGTAGTGGAAAATCGGAGAGGATGACCTGAATTAGAAGAGTCGGACTGATCAAACCTATAAGTGTTTTGCTCAAACAACTCTTGGGTTTGTTGCTGTACGCCATCAATAAAATATTTATTCGCTGAACTTACCGATTGAACGGTTACTGTTTTTGTAATCGTTGTAGCAGAATAGCCACTAATACTGACTGTCGAAGAGACTCCTGAAGGAGTTACAAGTGCTGTACCTACAACGGATTCGTCCCCTAGTCCTATCGAACCAACCATCCCTGTTTCAGTGACTATGGCTCCAGCACCAGCAAGAGCAGAACCTAGCGCAGAAGTTCCTACTACGCCCGTCTCTATCACTAGCCCTGTTCCAACAACTGATACCGTGCCTACTGCACCAGTGCCTACTTGACCCGTTACTAACCCGCCACCAATAGGTAACCCTTGTGCAACTATACCACCCCAATTAGTACTTCCAAAACCATCTTCACCCCAGCCACCAAAAGGCATCGAGCCTTCTACACCTGTAACAACGGCTGTAATAGGTATTTTAGCTAAAACTGAGCCTACCGCAGAAGTTCCCACTACAGGCGAAGGTGTTACTACAAATACAGACGAAGCTGCTACAGTTCCCACGGCTGAAGTTGCAGCAACACCTGTTGGGACAACGGCAACATCGAGTTGTCCGCCCCAATAATTATTGCCCCAAGTACTCTGACCCCAACCTATATTCGCCAAAGGATGTTACTCCTTTAAGCGATACGGATTATAGCGTTAGAAGCGTCTGCCGCTGGAAACTGAACAGTAAATGTACCTGATGTAGATGTCTTGTTAGCTCCAAAGTCAAGAACAGCTACTGCCTTATTGCCGTTAGTGTCATTGTATATCAAAGCACCTCTTGCTGTGATAGAAGCAGTTGTAAAACTTCGATCCCCAAAGTCAGTGAACGCCGTTGTTCCAGAAGAGGTCGGTGCAACTTTGGTTAAAGCTAATCCTCCAGTAACATATGTTCCACTTGAAGCTACTTCTCCAGTTGTTACATACACCGTGGATGCGGCTCCTAATGTTGCAGTTGTACTCGACTTACCGCCACTGCCAATAGCATATAATGCTAATTTAAAAGCGTTTCCGTTTGTTGCAAAGTTATGTGTAGCTGTCATCAATTCTTTTTTAAACGATGTACACATTGCTTGTGTGATTGCCATTTTATATTCTCCTTACAGTATCGGCTAGATCGGGGTGACCAGCCTTTCTTAGATTATGACATATAGTAGCACGTTCTTCACGTCTAGCCAACTCAATATGATAATGCACGACATTTCGTACATTTTCTGAAAAAGCTTGCGCTTGTTGCCTAATTGGTTCCGGTGCTGTTTCGGACACAGCAACAATTTTATTTGTTGCCATATCAGAAATTTGATCGTTACTTAGCCCACCATTGTCTGATGAAACTACCGTAGCAAAACCTGTTATTAATCCCCCACTTACGCTAGACATTCTTTTCTTCTCCCCCATTCATGTACTTATGATCGTGTCTCCCAAAGATTATTGGGTCTTGATCCAACGGCTCTGGTGGCTCCACCTTAGACTGCCTGGTTATCAATAGGCCCCCCGACTTATGTGACTGCACTAAAGGATCATCCAATCTGTGATACCCATAAAGCTTTTCGTTCTCCGGCACATTCGTATCTAAAAGCCCAGAGCTATGTGCAACCTCTATCTTTATGCCTCGAGTGGTAGCAATAGCACACCAAAACTCTGTGCAAGCTCTTCCTGCTTCTGCCATACTTACATTCTTGTATGTGTAATCTAAGCCATATAAACAAAGTTCTTTTGCTCCATAGTATATCGCATACGCAATTGCATAAGGAACGGTGTTGTTAAAATAACAAATGTTAAGTTCTTTAATAACTTCTTCAAGAGGGTAAAGTTCTAGATGTTTTACCCGATCATCCATCTCACAAGTAATAATAGGCTTAGTATTCTTTGCTAAAAAGTCTCTCGCTACCCCTGTCTGTGATCCCGCATCCTCTGAATCCAAAAACCTAGACACTGGGTCCATCATTATAGTTTTATCCACATGAATAATACCGCCCACACAGTTAATACCCCAGACCTCATCAAAAAGTTCTGAACGTATTTTAGCGGCTATGTAATCGGAATAGCTCCCACCCAATCCAACTATAGCTATCTTCATGACCTACGTCTTTCGGGTAGCCCTCTTCGATAAGCGTCTGAATTTTCTCTAGCCTCGGCGTAGTCTTTTAACCTAGCCAAAGACTCTTGATATCTTCCTTCATACATCTGCATTAGATCTGATTCCCCCTTCATATATAAATTAGCCTCCACTAAACTTCCAAACAGCATCGCGTTTGGAGCATTCTCACTTAACCATGTTGTTCCATTATCCCCAACCGCTGTCAAGCTTTGCGGCCTGTAGAAATAATGCAACTCCATCTCGTATTTGTCATCAGGTACAGGTGCAAGTATGAAGTTATCTTTATCAAAATACGCATAGTATAAAGGTCTTCCTACTTGTAACAAAGAAGGTGTCGTATCTTGTGGTGCTGGCGTGTACGTCTGGATAAAGTTTACATCCTTTTGCAATAAAAATGTCTTAGGAGTAATAGATACACCCGATATTGTGCCATCAAATTTAGCCGATAAACTAAA